CTTCTTTCCCGCTGGCGGCGAGAACCTGCCCCACACCGACCTTTTGGCCAGCCTTGGAGGCGGTCATCACTGGCTTGAGGAACTTACCGGCCAGACCTGCGGAAACGGCGTCAAAAGCGCCAATGGTCACGCCACGGGCGACGGCAAACTCCTTGGCCTTGGCCAGCTTCTCAGGATCGGAGAAGAACGCTTGGATGGATTCCGGGCTTGTCGCGTCCATTCCCGCCTCGACCATCGCGTCCATCATGGCGCTTCCATACTCGGCAAGGGCCGAACCCGAACCCGCGCCAATGGCCGAACCGATCACCGCTCCAAGCGGGACGGTCGCCGGGGCGGCAACGCCAGCCGTGGGAGCGGATGATACCGCGCCACCGATGGTTCCACCCACCGCGCCAAGCGCGATGCCGGGGACCATCTGCGCGGCGCTTTCCAGTAAGACCTCTGTGACGATTTGCACCGGGTTCTTGATGAACGCCTTTGCCGACGCCATGAAGCCTTCCGCCTGCATGAACTCCTGAAACTCCTTCGATGCCGGGTTGGCGCGTTTCAGCGCCTCGTTGTTCACGATGTCCTGCGCGTTGGTCGCATCGGTCGCGCCTTGGAGGATGTTCGCCGCCTGCGCGGCACCGGCATAGCCGCGTTTCAGGGCGGCAATCTCGTTGCCAAGGAATCCACGGGATTGCTCCTGCGCCTGCTGCTGGACGCCTGAAATCCTGTCCTCCGCGCCCATGCGGACGTTTGACGCCTGTTCGCGCACCTGGTTGATCTGCTGGAGACGTTCCTGGAGTTGCGCGGCTTCTGCGGCCGTCACTCCGCCACGCATGCGCTCGCGGATCTGCGTTTCCTCTTCCAAGGCGGATTCGTCGGCCTGGGTCGCCTGCTCGCGTTCCGCTTGGGCGCCTGCCACTGCTTCCCGGCGCGGGTCGGGTTTCGGTTGGTTCCTGCGTGCCTCCCACCAGCCGTCCGGGCCTGCCTGCTCGATCTGGAAGGCGCGGACCTTGGCGTCGTAGGCTTGGCGCTCCAATGCGGCACGGCGTTCACGCGCCTCGGTGTCGGCCACGAGTTGCTGTTTGAGGGCGGAGTATTTCGGATCAGCCTCGTAGTTCTGGCCAAGCTGCGTGGCAAGGTCGTAGCCTTGCATTTCGATTTCGATCTCCTGCCGCTTGCTCGCCGGAAGCTCGGAGAAGGAAAGACCTTCCATCTCCAGCCTCGCCGCTTCCGCTTCCGCCTTAGTCTTTTTCAGGTCGCGGTCCCAAACCGACTTCCGGGCGAACGGACCCGCCACCGGATCGTCACCAAACTGCTCGGCGTCGTGTTCCTCGATCTGGCTGCCGATCTTGCGGAAGAGTCGGCCGTTCTCGCCGCCCCACTTCTCCGCCATGGACTCGGTAGCCGATTGCTTGGCCAGACCCGCGTTGTGTCGGGCGGCACGGTCTTGAAGCTGCGTCTCCGCACGAACCGCCTGTCGGTTGTTCTCCCGCAGGTATTCGTTCTGGCTGAACTGCTCCCAAACCGGGCGCGTCACGGTGGTCCTGCCACCTTCTCCGCTCAACGGCGACGGGGACGGATCAACCGCGCCACCTTGGGATCCACGCGGCATGACATTCTGAGGCTTTTGGCGGAAAACAGAGGAAGGATCATCGGTCATTGGTGGTCATCGGGTGAAGGGTTGTGGCAGTCCAGCCATCGTTTCGTTTGCCGCGCTGTCGCGGCCCGTTGGGGTGAGGGTTCAGATTCTCGGAAGCACCGTGCGCTTCACCGGGATCGCTTTCGGCGGCGGGGCGGCCAGTTGCGTCAAAGGCTTGCGTGCGCCAAGCGTCAGTCCGGGCGGATTCGCGCTCCGATTCGGGAACGCTGCGGCCATTTGCGGATTGCCCTGCTTCTTCCAGTAGTCGCCCATCGTGCCAGCGGTGCGGGCGGCGGTCGCTTCGGAAAGCTCGCGGTTCCACTGCTCGTTTGACTTCGCTTGGTAGGGCTGAGGGCGCTGAACCGGGGTGATCGGACGCGGGGCGGCGGGGCGATTCATCGGGATCACGCCGTCGCGTTGCATCGTCTGCGTGGCACCGGCATACTCAGCGGGCGTAGCCGTCCTTGGCGTGCTGGCGGGGCCATATTGCGGCACTCCGCGAACAACCCCGGTGATTTCCTGTCCAGCGGGTGCTGGGGCGAACTGCGGCAACGGGGCGGCGGATTTGCGGTTGGGATCAACGGGCGTAGTCGCTTGGGCCGCTGCCGGCGCGGCGGGTGCTTGTGCGGGTTGGGCAGTCGGCGGGGAACCCGGGGTGATTGGCGCGGGCACGGCGGGTGCGCGTCCTTCCATGGCGGCAATGCCGGGGAACATGCGGTCAAGCGCGGTGGTGTCGCCGGAAGCGGGCGGCGTGGGCTTGGAAACGGGCATGCTTGGAGCGACGGCAACCGGTTGGCCAACGCGAGATGGCGGTTGTGCCGAAGCAGCGCGAGGCTGTGTTTTGGCCGCGCTGATTTGCGCGGCGCGAGCGGATGCCTCCTGATCGGCGGCTTGTTTCTCGGACTGCTTGGATGCCGCGACAACCGCCTGATCCGCCACATCGTTGCCGCGTCCAGCGGTTGCAAATTCACCGCCTTGCTGGACCATTGCCGTCATCGCCGCCTGCTGCTCCGGGCTTCCCATTGCCTGCTGGGAAAGGTCGCCGGGGGTTGGCTTCAACATCGTCGGCCCGCTCATGTCGCGCACTCCGCCCGCCATCGCCTGCGCTTGGCTGTCGGCGGTCATGCTGGCGGTTTTGAGTTCCTGCGTGACCGGTTGAGCCGAAGTCAGACCTTCCGGTTTCGGCGGGCCTGCCACCACGTCTCCGCCCGGTGTCGCCTCTTCCTTGGAAATCTTCTGCCCGCCCTGCGGCTTTTTGCTCCCGATCCTCACCGGAACGCCATCCGGACCCATCTCGAACCCGTAATAAGCCATGCGCTTTTCCTGCGGGGTCTTGCCCTCCATGGCCGGGTCAACCGAAGTCACCCGCTCCGATGGCGCAAGCATCCCGTCGTTCGACCGCATCCCGGCGTATTTGTTCTTCACCGAGTCCGGGGCCGATGCCCACAATCGCTCAAATTCCGCCTGTGCCTCGCTCAGGGACTTGCCTTTCAGCCGTCCTTTTTTGAACAGCCCGGACTTCTGGAAACGGCTTCCCCCTTGCGCCAAGAACGAATCCAAGGCCGCAGAATACCCGCGAGCCTCCGGAACCTGAATCGGCGTCAGACCGCCCATCCCCTCCCGCATCATCATTTCCTCTTCACGCGGGTCAAACCGGTATCTCGAACCGGAGGGGCGGCGGTATGCGGACTCTTGCATGGCCTCCAGTAGCGGTTTCCCCACGAAACGTCAAGTTTCGACCTTGACCGGCCATGACGTTTCGTGCATTTTCCTCCGCGACGAGCGAGCTGATCCCTCAACGTCCACATCCATCTTCCCCAAACTTAGGGGGTCAGTGCATGCGCGGGGGATCAGTCCGCGCAACACTGGCCCCCTACTTTTTTTGCCCATGAACACCGAAGACCAAATCAGAAAACGCATCCAGGACATAGAGTGGGAAATCGCACCTCTGGCCGATAAAAAAGCCGAACTCACTCGGCAACTGCACGAACTCATTGCCGAGTTCAAGCCGGGAGAAATTATTACATGGGCCGAAGGGACTAAGAAAGGACACGTTCTTTATGCGTTCCCGGAGTTTGGCTTTGGATCAATAATGAGTTACCGCGTTAGAACGATCCGAAAAAACGGGTGTTTGGGCCGCGAGCAGACAGTTCACGACTGGCAAAACCCCAAGAAATTCACTCCATGACCTTTGAATCACTCAAAATCGAACTGGACCGATACGGCGCGAACAAGGGCAAGCTGATCGCCCAAATCACGCTCACCGGAAAGGACGCACGCACCACGCTGACCCTGCCGCCCGACGTTGGCGAAAAGGTGCTGCAACTCGCCAAGAACGCGATCATCGACGCCGTGGAGCAATCCGCCAACGACTTCATTTTTGAGCTTACCACCGCGATCCCGGAAACCCTGAACCTTGAATCAAAGCCATGAATGACCACGACGACACCGACAACGAACCCATCGGCTACGACCGGAAAGCCGAGGAGCGAGAAGCACACGGCGATTGGCTGCGCGACGAACTCCGCGACCGACAGATGGAGGAGGAACGCCTTGAACTCGTCGCTCACGCCGCCAAGGCCGCGCTCAACACGCTCCAAGCCGACATGGACCGGCTGAAGCAAAAACTCGCCGTCCAGATCCACGAGAACGCCACCCTCCGCGACCGCATCACCGAACTGGAGGAAACCAGCATCTCGTGGTTCATCGCCGCCCAGGAAACAGGAAACGCCTTGCGTGACCTAGTGGACTCCTTGTGCTCCATCGACGGATACACGCCGCCTGTCACGCAGCGGGCAATCAAGGCGCTTCAAGAACTCAAAAAGCACCCAGATTCCCTCACCATCCGCAAACTCTACGCCGTCATCCTGCCAGACGGCCGCATCATCGCTGAATCTCACTTCGAGGACGAAAAGAAAGCATGGACCGTCGCACTCGGCTGGCCACACCCCGACGAAATCGAACATGCCAAGAAACAAGGCGCTCGATGCGTGCTGGCTTCACTCGTTTACCAGACTGAGCCATGACCACACCAGATGCACCAACCTGCCACCGCAATGACCATCGACCTATCCAACCCCGCGCATCTCCTCGTCACGGCCACCGTGTTTCTCGTATTCTCCGTGGTGTCAAACCACTGGGGAACCATCGTCGGCAAAAGAAAAGAACATGAGTTTTTCGTCGCCTCCACCACCATCCTGTCGTGGCTTACAGCAACAGCAGCGATCTTCTCATCCATCTTGAAACTTGTCAGCACCAACTGGTAAAAATCCATGACCACCACCGACGCAATCACACTGCTCCGAACCTACAACAAGTGGAGGCGCGGTGACGAATCCATCGAGCAACCAAACCCCACAGAAATCGGTGTCGCCATCGACACCGTGCTGAACTCGCTCGAAAACGCCACTCAAGACCACGCCCAGGCCGACACAGACACACTCCGCGCCCTCAAAGAGCGCAACGACGCCCTGCTCCAACTCGGAAGCATCCAATCACTCATCACGGAAATCTTCGACCTCGACCGCACCCCCACAACCACCGAAGAAATTCGCGCCGTCCTCGAACGAAACGCCGGATCGGGAATCCACTCATGCCACGAGCACTGCAACCGCCCTGCTTGCGTCCTCCGCAGGGAACGCGACCAACTCGCCCGGTGGAAACAGGAGCACCTCACCGTCGAATCCTGGTGGAACGAAATCGACAAGGCCGTCCGCGAACACCCCGACACCATCCTCGGTGACACCATCGCGCACGCCGCACTCCGGTTCATCAGAGAACGGGATGAACTGCTTGGAAAGGCACAGCCATGACCCCCGACGACTTCAAACCCACCGACCACTCCAAATACATCGCCATTGGAGCAAGGCCACCATACCCGCTAGGCGAGGACTTCACCATCTCTCACCCGGAAGACCCTGATTTCAAAGCCCGCGTCTCCAGACTTTGCGACCGCTGGATTTGGTCAGCAAATGGCCGCGTCGGAACACACGCTAGAGGATACGAACGCCGGAAGAAACCCGCCATGTGGCAAGCAATCCACGCTCTCCAAGCCGCCTATGAGCGGTGCCAACCCAAAACGCCAACACCATGAAACGCATCAAATCAGCCATCGCCGCGTGTATCGGCCCCGCCATCGCCATCACCCTTTTTGCCGCAATCATCATCATTGTTCCAAAGGCATGCACTCGACCAGATCACGCAACCCGTGTTCTTGAGCAAGCCGGATACTCCAACATCACCATCACCGGATGGCGACCGTTCATGGCAGGTAAAGATGAGGCGATTTCAACCGGGTTTGAAGCCACATCGCCAACCGGCCAGCGCGTTTCTGGCGCTGTCACCGGAGCATGGTTGAAAGGGTCAACCATCAGGTTTGACTGAGGATTCAAGACATCCCAGCCCTGACCCTCCCGCCCCTGCGGCCGAACTCGACCCCGCGAAGATCCGGCGGTATCCACCGTTCGATAGTTTTCTCTAGGTAAGGTGTCGCACTCCCGATGCACTGAATCCCGATGGCAAGCGCAAGGACTCTATCATCGTGGCCAACCAACGCCTCCATCCGCCCATTCGGCTTCGTCCCGAAATTCCGCATCTCCCGCAGCCCCCACCAGTCCCTCACTTCAAAGCCCTTCCCAGGCTCTCCCTTCCCCGACTCCCTCACCGCTGCCGCCAGCGTCTCAATGATCATCGGCCGCGTCTTCACCGTCGTCTGCCACCCATACGCCATCGTCCTCGACTGCTCCCTCCGGTTGAAAATCTCCCGCCGGTAAATCTCAACATCCCCCCGCTGTTTCAGCAGTTCAATCAACCCCCGGTCATGGTTCTCTTCCGGAACCACTATCGCCTGATAGAACCGCGCCATCCGCCACACTTCCTCCGTCAGCACATCGTTCGCCCACCAGCAGCACACCGACCCAGGCTTGTAACCCGGAACCAGCACGTTCGACATCACCACCGCAGGTTCTACCCACTTCCCCCTCTCACCCCAATACCCGGCCCGCAGCACAAACACCGCGTGGCTGTCAGGATCATCCCCGCCAGTCTGGTCCTCACCTGATGCCGAGTCCACCACCACCAGATAGCTAAGACCAACCCTCGGACTCTCCCACATCACGCACCGCGCCTGATTCTCCGACGTTTGCTGCCAAACCACAACGTCCCGATCCTCGACGTGCTTCAACAGACCCCACTGGTAGGGTCTCTCCTTGCTCACCCTCTCCTGATACGTCATCCCCGCATCATCGAACACACACCGGCCAGACGTTAAGAACGCCGTCCGGTCGTCAGACGGATAGTCCTGCATGAACTTGTCCAGATCCCCTCGGCATTCCTCCCGTATCGCATACCGCATCCACGCCACCTGCCACAGATCCAACGCCCACTTCTCCGCATACTCCCTCTCCCACTCCGTCAAATCATCCTCGCTCCGAATCCCCTCGCTCGCCGGGTTCAACCTCGAATCCTCAAACTCGAACCACGCCGAAAACACTTTCACATACCCGTTCTTCCCCGCCAGAAACTCCTCAAAAGTGATCGCCCCCTGCCACGTCTCATAGAACATCCCCGCCGCTCCGTTCGCCGTGCTCTCCTGAATGATAATCGTGTCCGGTTCCAACGGCACGCACTTGAGCAAGCCGTCCATCACCACGTCCGCATTCGCAACCCCTTCGTTCGCCAAGTAAGCCGCCTCAGTGACCAGCAGGAATTGATACGTCCCCGACCGTCCCGCGTCCCCACTCGCCAACGTGATCCGCTGAACCGTCGATCCGTTGTGATACCGGAACTCCATGTCCATCGGCTTCGCACTCTTCGGATCAAGCTCGTCGTTCTCCACATACGTCCTCAGCATCCGAAACAGGTTCTCGCCTTGGAAGTGCTTCCCACCCGCCATCAGCCCCCTCATCGGCTTCGCCTTCGCCCGAACATGGCCAATCCCCACGCTGCCGGTGCTGGAACCCTTCTGCCTGGGTTTCAACGCAATGATCCGGCACGGGCGCTTCATCGAATGCGCGGCCTTCACCACGTTGTCGATCCGACGCTGGTGGATGTTCGCCTTCACCCGCCTCAACTCCCCGGACTTCACCCGGACCTTCAGCGTTTGCGCCAACTGCCCGGTGAAATCCCACCGCAATCCCTCGCGGACAACCTCGTCGGTCACGTCCATCACGTCAGGGAATCAGGATCAATCCGGAATCGAAATCGACGCCCAAACACCCAGCGCAACGCTATCTCGCGCAATGTCCGTCAGCGCAACCCACAACCCGGCACTGCTGACCGCATACAACGTGTCACCCTTCGACGCCTCCAGCGCCCAAACCCCACCTTCCAGCACCGCGCCAGAAACCGTGATGTTCGTCGCGTTCTCCGACAACCCGATGTTGTTCCCGGCAGGACCAACACTCCGCGCCGTCACGGTCATGTCAGCACTCGCCGCTGATCCACTCACCAACGGATTCGCCACCGTGCCTGTCCCGTAAGTCGTTCCGGCCCCAGCAGCACCATTCACCGCAGCCAGCAGGTTGTTCCTCGTCGCCGCCGCGCTCGCACCAATCAGAACCTCGTTGGCAACGGCAGGCGATGTTAGCGCCGACACAAACGTGTAGGTCACTCCGCCAATCGTCACCGTCCCGCCAGCAGCAGGTTGACCGGCAAACACCACCGACCCACTCGCCGCAACAGCGCCAGTCTGCGGGTCGTCAGACACAACCTCCGTCCTGATCCGCCTGACCTTTCGGTTGGCATCCATGGCGCGAATATGGCCGTCCTGAACGACAAGGGCGAAATTACCGGCTCTCGGAGTCGGCGTGTCCTCGATGGGGCGAATGGTGTCCATGCCCCCGGCCAATACGCCTTCCATGACGTTTTGGAAAGCCAAATCTTCCGGGTCCATGGTGCAATTGATCTCACCTTGTTCGGCCAACCCGAAAGCTTGGCCATACTGAAACACCCCTTGGCCACACTGGGAATCGGCCAAAAACAAGCCTCGGCACACTGGCGGCACCGGTTGGCCACACTGGCGGCATGACATGGCGACCCATCCGAGACTGGCCAGCTTACCTGACTCCGCTCAACGAAACAATCGCATCCGCGCACTCAAGGAAATGACGCAACCGCTCCGAAAGCCCATGAACCCGCACCACCACGCCAAAAATCGCCGCAGGATCGCCAGAAGAACCCGCATGCTCGCCGTAATGCTAACTGCCCGGACCTACGGCGGAATTTGGGTCATTGAGTGGGAACAATGACCTTGAGACACGTACGCGGAAAGAGCGGCGTTGGTCGTCCCAACCCGCTCGATCCTACCGGCGGAATCGGGGCTTCTGCGGCTGGTGGGGATCAGTCATCCCCGGCGGCATCGGTCCCGGCAGTCCCGGCTATGGTGGTTGTCGCGTCATCCATCCTCCCCGGCGCTGTAACCTACCCTCCGGGCGGTCCTCGGCTTTGTGGGGCGTCTGGTGAGTGACGGGGGAACAGATACCCCGACCCTGACGTTTCGTCAAGCCATCGCCTTCTTCACCCGCTTCACCGTGCTTGTCCCCTTCCCGGTGATCGCCGCCACATCCCGAACCGATTTCCCGGCCTTCAACTGCCTCACAACGTCGGCATGCTTGGCCAGCAATGCTCCCCTGTCCATCGTCGTCCCTGCCGGTCGTCCAAGCGCCTTGCCCTTCCGGCGAGCCTCGGCCAACCCGGAGTTGATCCGCTCGATCAGCGTTTCCCTCTCTGCCTGCGCCATCTCGGCCATGACCGCGAGCATGATCCCGGCGGCAGGGTTCCGCCTGCCATCGGGCAGCAACGTCTCGATGCGCTGGGAATGCCAGTAGAGCGACGCCCCGGCATCATGCAGCTTCTCCACCGTGCCATGCACCGACGCAGGACGGCGACCAAGGCGGGAAACCTCATGGACCAGCACCTTTCGGATCTGGCCAGCCTGCGCCAACGCAAGAACCTGCTCGATGTCTGGCCGATGCCGACTCGCCCCGCTGACCTGCTGGCGGATCGTGGCGACCACAGACCAACCAGCACGCTCGGCGACTTCGCGGAGCTCATGCTCCTGCCGGTCGGTGTCCTGCCTACTGGTGGACACTCTGACGAGGAGTGCAACTGGAATCATGGCTGGTCGGTGTGGTTGGAGAATTTGACGCATGTTCCGCAGGCCGGGTGCGAAAGGTCCGAGTTTTCAAACTCTTCACCGTGCTTGCACCCGGAACAATCGGAAACGCGCATCAGGCGCGGCGGCGTTTTGGGGTCGTCACCCCCGCAAATGCCGATTTGAACGGCACCTACCCTGAGCGGTCCATCTTGCGAGTCTGCTGCCGCGCCTGAAATCTTGTCTCTTATGCCCGCTTCCTTTCCATTTCCTCGATGTGTTGCCATGACCCAAGCCAGATGGCGCCATCCAGCACCTTGCAGTTGTCATAGCAATCGCTGACAGGGCGAATTTCCCCGTCAGCGATCCCTCCGATGAATAATGCCGTGCTGTTGCTCATTGCTCTTTCCATTTCAGGTAGCGGATGTAACCACGGATGTGGTCAGGAATAATGCTTTTGAGAGTCTTTGACTCATTCCGGCGGGGGAACCATTGACGGATCAATGAACGATAGTGCTCGGCCACAGTTGGGAACGGCGTGTTGCGTGGATCAGTTTGCATAACACCGACACCTTGGCGCTTTCCCTATGAAACGTCAAGGCCAAAAAATCACTTGGTTTTACGGTCACAGTCGGGTGGATCGAAACACGCGGGAATCCTGCCCGTGGAACATGAAAAACCGGGTGATGATTATTTGGTCACAACGGATCCTTCCCGGCCCGGCGCTTCTGCTCCGCCCCCAATGTCGCCATGATCCCGGCGAGCGCGTCGTCGCTCAGGTCGGTCACGGAGCGGGTGACGCCCTTCTCGTCGGGTTTCGGCTCGGGTGCTTCTGCCGGTCGCCCCCTACGGTGCGCCAGAAACCCTAGCGCGGCCTGTAGCTGGGTCCTGTAGTCGGGGATGGGGTTGCCGTCCTTTCCGACCGTTATCGCGTTCAGGGCGCGTGCCAGTGCTTCACATACCCGGTCAGGTGGGGCCGCTGCGTCGAGTTCCGCAGCCCAGTCGATGTCGAGTGCTTTTCGCGTTGCCATGCAGCCTGAATGCCTACTTTGTGGCGCAAAGTCAAATCAAAGCCAGACCACGCCCGCGCAAGTGTGATTGATTTTTCTGCTCGATTTGGGAGACTCCGGCATGCGTCCACCCCATCCCGAATGGAAGCGAGAGTTGTTTTTGTCGTCGGTTGAGTTGGGATTTCCGGCGTTGTTCGCGGCTCGGATTGCTGGTGTTGGAGGGACCACCCCTTATTGGTGGGCGCGAGTCGATCCTGAGTTTCGGGAGAGGTTCCGCCATGCGTGGGAGGTTGGCCGGGAAATTCGGGATCGTAGGCGATGGGCAGGGCATCCGTTTCGAGGGTGTCGTCCACCGACAGGGAAAGGGCATGGTGGTGTTCCTCGTTATCGGAGATGAATCCCTCACCGGGGGTTGCCCCCTGTGTGCGTGATTCGTCTCTATGTTCTCAGCTTCTCCATCTCTCAGCTTCTCCATCCTCTCTGTCCTCTCCATAACATTTGCCCGGTCCTGAGAATTGCGGTTTTGCCTGGATTTCGGGGTTTGGCGTTTGCTGGGGTCTAGGAGTTGTCGCAATGCCTGTTTGGGGTGGATGGAGGGGAATAGGGGTTGCGGGGGTTCCTGAGTGGCAAAGCTCGAGAATGCTGGGGTCTTGTGGCGGAGGGTTGGAAGCGGGATTG